ACACTGTTTGTCCCACTGCCCGCCGACACCGTCCGCGACAGCATCCCCGTCATCATCCCCATCGAGCGTAAAGAGTACAGGACTGCCGACTACCGCGCCGTCGTCTCGGGCTACAAGCCGTCACTCGACTACATAGAGGTCTACCGCAAGACGCAGACCGTCACCCTCAGCCCCAAGCCCAAGCGGTGGGGCATCGGTTTGCAGGCAGGCATAAGCTACCCCGCCGGGTGGCACGTCGGCATCGGCATCAGCTACGACATCTGGCAGTGGTGAGGGGCGGGACATGGTAATTCGGAAAATCCGAAATGCCGCTAAGCACGAAGGAAATAAAAAGCAATAACTTTAGACATTTAAACAAAACACACAACGACATGAGAGAATATACACTGAAAGTGGACAAAGATAAAGTCTATAATGAGGTTGCACTGCGCACGGCATACGTCGGGGCGAAGACTGGCGATGAAGCATCATACAAGTCCATAGCCGTGACTGAATATGACAATGAGATGCTTGACAGATTTTGGAACGAGAGCAAGCATTCGGCGACACACGCCATCGGAGAGATGCTCAAGCACGAGGAGGAAGACGGCGGGATATGGGAAGTGACGGTCAGTCTGCCGCAGACGTTCAACGAAAGCCTGCTGCCGACTATCGTGGGCGGTTTATCTAACTTCTTTATTACGAACATCGCCGCCAAATGGTTTGTAATCACAAACAAGGCCGACGCGGCAGACACAGCTGCATCAGCCGTCGCGATATTGACAGATGTGGTACGTGCTTTGATGTCGCGAGTGCGACCGTCGAAGCCAGAATATTAATAAACAGAACTGTAAAGACATGACAATCTACTGCGATAAAGACAGAAACGCCCGCAAGGAAGCCACTCTTGTCTTCAGGCGTGCCGAGCTAATCTATGATGCCGGCAATTATGCATACGTGGAGGCCGACATCTTGCCGGCCGACGACATCCATAGGAAGCACAATGTCGCCGACATGACGCAAGATGGCAATGTGGACAGGGTCTCACGAGTGCTGGATGTAGCATACGCCGAATGCGTGGAAATGCTCTATCCCTACTCAAAGAGAGAGATGACAGACGGGCAAGCCATCGATGACGTGCCGCAAGAACCGGAGACATATGAGATAATGCTCAGCTTGCCAGCGCACTTCTCGTCCACGACACTCAAGATGCTGGAAAGCATGATGCACGAATACATCGTATGCCGGATGGTTGCCGACTGGATGAGTATCACCAATCCTGCGAGCGAAGCGAAGTGGGAGAAGAAGTACGAGGCTCTGAGGGATAAGATACGGTCGTCGCTCGTCTCGCGCATCGTCGGTGCAAGACGCAGGCTGAAACCGTTCTGAGGCATAGCAAGACATCAATATGCGATGCGTCCCGCCATTTTCTCGACATAGCGGAACGTAAGGCGTGAGACATATTCGTCCCTTCCCAACCTTGCCTGCAAGATGACCTTGTAAGCCTTGTAAGGTGTCCCGGTGATGTTAGTCAGGTAATAAGTGCTGCTCGAAGCCACGTAATGCCAATTGACGTAGTCTCTTGTGCCATACAGTACAATCCCGACGTTGCGCCTGTCAAAATTGCCTCTTGCCACCACAGTCCTGACCGTACTCACGGGCGTTTCTCCCAAATGTATTGGGCGTGTGACTATGACCCCGTCGGCTACATCCTGCAACGTGCTTTCCGAGAAATCGTATATGTTCTGCTGGTCGTCCGCGAGCAACAGTTTGCCAGATGCCACCGCATAGGATGCCTTACATGGCAATAAATGCAGACCGTAGCCGTTGCGCCACAGTGCCACGCAATTCCCGTCGGAGACAGTCCCGACAATCATAGCGTTGGCGGCATCGTAGTGTAGCTTGCATGAAGCAAGGAAATCGAAAAGGCTATTGCCCGCCAACATCTCCAGCCAGTTTTGCAGACCTTGCAGCTTAACAATATGAGGGAGATCGTCGTAATGGAAAGCGAGGTTTCTGGACAACGGCAGGAAGACTTCCTCTTTCTGGCCTGAATAGTAGCCCCACGCCTGCCCGTTGTTGAAGAAGAGTCTCGTCTTGGCGATGCACCCGCTCCATCCGCCTGCGGTAGAGTCATTGACATAAGTATGCACGCTCTGCAACTTGCCTTCGGCATCGACAGACACGGTGTAGATGCCGTCCTCGCAGACAGCATACAACTGGTCCGCGCCGTATTGCCCGAGTGTGATAGCCTCTGGTACAACGAGGATGTCAGTCACGCGGGAATTGAAGTAAGCATTGTTGCTGTCATCAAAGGTATAGGGGTCGGCCACATTTGACTCGCGGATGTAGTCGTCGCGTGTGACTATGTGGTTGGCCGTGCCGCTGTCGAGTTGGTTATCCAATTTCAAATACTCCTCATATTGGGGCGTAGGTGTCACTCCGTCGTCCTGATAGTAAGATGCGTATTCTATCTGTCCTGTAAAGATGGACAGGTTGAGCAGGTCGTGCTTCTTGAAATTGAGCGTGGCTATGCGGAGATGAGCGACACCTGTATCATCAATATCTACTTCTATTGCCATTACTTTCTTCAAATTTGGTTCTTCACAGGTGATATATTTGGACGATGTACCATAGTTGCCAGTGTATATGTTCGGGGTGAATACGCACGATGTCCCGGTGACAGTGTCTTCGCTGACGGCCACAAGCGCAACAAGTGGAAGCCTTTCCCATGAATCAGAACATGAGGAGAGCGAGCATAGCACTTCGCAATGCGAGAAGAATGACGGATTGGACAACCGGGACAGGTCGTAGGTGTTGCCGATGGCTATCAGCCTCGCATTGTAGGAGGCCACCCCCAAAGGTGCGCTGGATATGTTGCTGCGCAAGACATCATCCATGACGGGCAGCGCGGCGAGTGCATCAGAAGTGACATCCATGTCGCGCCCGTCACTGCTGGTAAGGAGCTTGCGGTAGCCGTTCATAGAAACCGCGAAATTTCCTGTCGCCCGGCGGTCCATGTAGAGTTCCCTCGTGTAATCTTCGCGCGAGGCATCGTCCATATTGTAGATGCTTTTGTACAGTTCTATGTCTGTGAATGGCAATGAACACACTTTATAGAAAGTGGACACTTCCTCGAGTTTCTTGTATGAGAGGTTGTCTGTCTTGCCCGGCACTATTACTTTCCTTGGTGTTTTGCCGAAGAAGCCTCCGAAGCCATGGAAATCTGTCGAGCTGCTCTCATACCACCTAATGTCAGTGCCGTCGGTCGAATGTGTGTATATGGGGGCGGACATATAGACTTCTATGCTATCGACGATGTCACCCCAAGCGTCCATGTCCGCTACCTCGAGGAACTTGGCGTAGAGCTTGTAGCCCACGGCACGGAACATCCAACGGTCATCGCCAGTCTCGGCAGCCGCCATAATAGGCTCATCGAAAGGGAAGCATAGAACCGGGTTTGTCAACCCAGCCATCCCGCCGCTCTTGAGCCTGTAAGCCGCTCGGACGATGACGGGAGAGAACAAGTAGCCGTAACGTCCCCACTCGGCAACGATGGCGTTGAACCTCGCCATGATGGCTTTCTCCATGTCGTTTTCGTTTAGGCGTTGTTGCGATTCGCCTTGCTTTACCAATGTGTCGGTGGAATAGCCCGTAACCTCTGCCTCCATTGTCGTGGGATAGAGACCGTCAGGATATGACGATGCCCCGTCAATGAAGAAACCGCTGTCATCCATCGGTGGAGAAGCCGTGCGACAGGCTGCCACAATCTGTATCTGCACGGGCGGCAGCTTGTTGTCCCTGATCGTATAGGAATCGGCCTTGCGGTAGGCGTAGCGTGTCTGTCCATCAAAGCATAGGACGACGACATTGCCGATGACGGCAGTGCTGACCGGTTTGCCCTCAGTCTCGCACAAGCAATCTTTGCCAGTGTCCTCGTCCAAGAGGTCTGCCAAGCGGTAGGCCCGTGTCATGGCATCGGCCGGGTCATATATAAATACGTTCTCATAGCCATTGCCCTTATGCACAAGCAAGATGTCGCATCCGTCAATGCCATAGAGGTGCGTTTGCTTGGGTTGCAATGCAGTCGATACGTATACCTCGGATGTCAGGCCGAAAGCCATGCTCACATCGCCCGGTGCGCATGAGTCGTCAGGCATGGAATTGGTGACACCATTGAAGCTGATGTCGATAAACTTATCCATAGTTGCAGGTATTTTGATGTCTTTCAATCACGGCTTTGTATATAATCGGCAATGCTACTGTACCCATGACACATGCCTGTTCGCCGACAGGAAGTCGCAGCACATTGCCCCCAATTCCACATATCGTCATCATCGCACGACACAGCCTCTTGGACCATGTCCTGAAATGTCGCCCTCCTGTCTTGGTAGGGAAGCATACGGCCTCGTGGCGGCCAACGACAGGAGCGCGGAACTTGACGTATAGATAAATCTCGTCGCCGTCATCCACCACATCCAGCACGTCGCCGCGCCGCAATGAAAGCTCCTTGGCCACGTGCGCCGAGATATCAATGCGTCCGCCGGGGTGGAATGTCAGGTCAGCTTTGCGAGTGTTGCCGAGGATGCTTTGCATTGGCGGATGAATTTTGAGGATGGGTAATCAAACTGGTAGTAGGTCTTGCCCTGCGGTGTCTGCCGGACGGAAACAGACAGCTTGACAGGGCGGAGCGCGGGTAAACCATATTCGAAGAATATGCGCCCGACAGAGGGGCACAGCGTTTCAAATCCGATGCAGCGGTACTTGCCGTTGTACTGAATTTGGCAAAGCTGGGTAGGCTCGCTGATTTCAGGACTTAGCATGAAACCGAACGTGCCGCCCTGCGGTATTCGGAACACGAACACCGATGGCGAGCCGTCACTACCTGACCGTTCCGCGTCTTTCTTCATGTGGAAGAAAAGACTCTTAGAAAGGGTCACGGAGTTGTCGGACGGATCGGCTATCACGTAGTAGCGAAGCGAACGCCACTTATTTATGAGTTTTGCTAATATCATACGCGAAAATAGCCGTTTATGCCATAACTGACGGTTTATGTTTTAACCCGCATCGCGAATAATCCTTTCGCGAACGGAAAGATATTGTTTCAATGTATCGGAACGACATTGTTGTCATCAATATGTCCCGATGTCCGTCGGCTTCTTCTTTCGTGGAGAAAATGTAGGAACAAATTTCCATTTTGTCCGTGCCTTTCGTGCCGACGATGTTGGCGTAATACTTTCGCCCGAAGAGAAAAGCGATAATTTCCTTTAATACTGTTGTCTGCATGATTACTTTATTTTGAAATTTCCAAATTCAATGAGCATATTTTTAGTGAAGTAGTCACAGGTGCAATTTATTTTTCGGTTTCCGTCAGGACGGATTGTTTCGCATTGATACTTGCATTCCTTGAAGTCCTTGACATGATAAGGGCAGTCGTCGGGAGGTGTAATGTCTGTATTCGGAATGCGGTCCAGCGAATAGAACGCTACCTTGCCGTAGATGATGGCCGCTTCGTGTTCAAGACGGCAACCTTTCGATGTGCGCCAACCGTCAAGAAACAAGACCGCATCACAACAAAGCAAGGCTTCTATGTCGTTGCCCATGTGTTCGGCGTATGTCGCGTCAGGGTCGGGCGACACGTCGAGCGGCGATACAGGCGTATGGCCTTTGGCTTGGATTACGCCGGAGGCGTAGATGCAATTGGCTTCGACTTCTTCGATGTCGTGGCCGGTGATGGGTAGGGAGATGTAGACTTTCATCGACAGTCCTCCTCCTTTTCTTTCGTTTCATGATTCGGTATGGGCATCCAGTGGGTGATGTCGTCATCTTCCACGAACCCATTAGTTATCGCCCATTTACTTTTGCTGCATCCCTTTTCTTTTCTGAGCCATCCGATTTCATAATGTCTGATGGAGTTCTTATTGAAAAGCACAACTTCTTTTTCCATCTCCGGCAACGCCTCTTCGACGCTTATCCATTGGTGGGATAGGGCGTATTCTGCGCCCTCCTTGAAGCCTCGGATGTAACCTACTTGTTTGCCTTGGCTGTACTTGCTTATATTAGGGTCGTAGTGTTTGCTGCCATTTATGGCCGCTTCCTCAATCCTTTTCATACCTCATTCGTTTTTGTTCGTTTCTACAAATTTGTTCTCGATTGCCCAACACAGCATGGAGTAGGCAGCATCGATTAAATCCTTTTCTATCATTATTTCATGATAGACTTCAAACCCATATCTGTCTGTATTCCCGTATGCTATTCTATCGTTCTCAAAATCTATGTATAATGAGGCAGCCCACGTGCAACCATCTTTTGATACACATTTCGGCAGCTCATCCAGCACGTCCTGCAAGGTGTAGGCGGGAATATACTTACAACTAATACCGATTATATTCAAATCAGAAAATGGTTTTAATAGCCAATCTGTATCTTCAAACTTAACATATCGATATAATGTATCGTAATCCATTTTCATCCCCAGCTCTTGCAGGTGCTGCATTTGTTGTACATCTAACACTTGCTTTGATTTCATAATCCTATCATTTTACAAGTTCAAAATCATAAACGAACACATAGGGATTCTCACTCCACACGTCTTTTTTGCTCACCTTATTTATGAGGCGAGCAAAGGCTTCACGGGGAGTTTTATAGTTGTTCCATAAGCCTTTATCGTTGTCATAAAAAGAATACTGATAATACTCGCATCCGGTCAGCATCTTCTGAATGCCCTCTTTCAAGCATTCCACGTCCGAAATGTCTTGGAGACGCTCTACACGCACATTGGTTATGCGGATTTGGTGGGGCATAAGGTCTGCACGAACAAACATCTTATTGTCCCATCCGGCATTCGTACTTCCTACTCTTTGGGATATAATCTCCCACATCGGCACTCCATATTCATTTACTCCTCCGCAATCACGATAGCTTTGCGCCACGGCTACCACTTCACCGACCTTGTATTTAGGCAATATCTGTCCTTCGTCAATGGAACTTTCGTTTTCATCATACATGCAGACTTCCGTAATAACTCCGTCTGCCGCTCTCCTGCACACATAATATCCGCAAACATCTTTCCCATGAAAGGTCTTAGGACAAGTTATAACCCGCCTTGTCTGCGTCTTTCTGCCTTCAAGCACCGCTTGAGTTAGCAGAAATTTATCATTGAACAGAATCTTTTTCATATCACTCCTTTCTTTTGCAGATATTCAGCCATTTTAAAAGCATTGAATAAACCAATCTGTTCGTTGGAACAATCAAAAGCGTAATCCATAATACTTTGGTCGTCAGCATCACCATTCAGCCAATCATTGAAGTCTTGTGTTAATTCATTGTTGTATTCGTTATATTCTTCCCGACTTTCAAAACAATCACGGTCATTTACGTCAATTCCGAGTATGTTATTCATAATATGCCGTGCTTCCCTTTTTGTCACAGAACGTTTTGTTACAAGTCCATGCGAAAAGCCGTTAGGTGTCAATACCTTGACAGCTTGTAATTGAATTGTTGTTATCTTCTTCATAATCCTTACTTTTTAATCAGTTTAATCGCTTCCTGTAAGCCTGCTTCCATCGCTTGCTCGTAGGTGGCGTACTTTCGGCCTGTTTCATACTCGCCCTCCCATATCATGTCGTCCATCTTTCCGACGAAGTACTGCCATACGTCACCATCAACTGACGGCGGGATGAATGCGACATCGAGTGCTATCCTGTGCTTCTCACGAAGCCACCTCGCCGCCAAAGCCTGCGTGGGACGGGAGTATCCAAAATCATCTTTGTTAAAGTCATAAGGATATTCCACATTCCATACTCCCATCCCTTCGGTGTACTGTGACGTACATGGCACGTCAAACCCTGCCTCTTTCAGCAGTTTCGCAGTGTCAAACGAAACATATTGTTCTTCTATCATGGCTGTTCTTCCTTTTTGTCAGAATAATGTCAGTTGCATTTTGTTTCTTTTCGCTGTCGTGCTGGCGTATCGCGGGCATCGGTCTCGGTAGGGGCAGTTGCCCGCCTTGGCCTGCATAAACTTCTCATGCCAGCCCTCCCATGTGGCGGTCGTTTCGTCGCCAAACATGAAGCCTACCAAGTCCATGCAGAAGAAGCCCCTGTCGTTTGTCTTATCGTCCACCAGCTCGACGAGGCCGTTGCCCTGTGGTCTGCTCATCGCGCGTCCCCCTCCATTTCGGGCAACAGGTCGCGGACATAAGCCCAGCGACGCGTGGCCAGTGTGTATTGCAGGCCATAGGTGCCGTCGGCATTCTCTGACAATATCAGTGCGAATCCGTGGGGCGTGTCGGTCCTGTCGTGCCACGCGGCCTCAATGCGCCATCGTGCGCCGTCGGCGAAGCAGGCCGTGCCGAAGTCTTTGAGCCATTGCTCTTGGCGGTTGGTGGTGCAGAGGTCGCGTGCCGCCTGTTCGATTTGTTCGTATTTCATTTCCTTATCCAATTTTTAAGTTTGTTGATGTATGTTGGTGGTACGTAGTAGTTGAACTCGCCCCGTTCAAGGGCATTTATTTCGCCCTGTACGGCTTGAATTTTCCTGTCCTGTTCATCCTTAGCGAAGTTGAAAAGGTCGTCCTGTACGGGCGTATTTTGCAGTTTTTTCAACTTTGATTTCTTTGCCTGGAGCAGCGTCTTGCTCTTTTCCTCGATATACTCCTGCCCCTGTTTCAGGGTCTGCGCACAGATGGTCATCTCGACTTTCAGACGCGGGTTGCTGACCTTGACGAGGGCGGCTATGTAGTCGAAGTACCACCGCCATTGCTCAATAATCCACATCGGTAACTTGTTGCGGTAATAGATAACCTCCCAATCGTTACAGCCTTTGCGAATGGTTATCTTTACGCATATCTGGTTGTCCGTTCCCCATTTACCCATGTCTCAACTGCCTAAAAGTCTCTGCAATCTCCGTCTTTCGTTCATTGTCCGTCTGTCGTTTGCCTCAGGTGTATGACCGGCGCGTCGGTGGTGCGGCAGTCTGTGGGCGTGAGGGCGAGGTCTGCCCCGTGCAGCCATGGGCACCGTGCGGTGAGGCGGCGGCGCACGTTGTCGAGGTCGAGGTGGAAGAGGGGGCTGTGCCTGACGGCCACTTGGCAGACGTAGCGGTCGCCTTGCATCACGTCGATCCAGATGGTGTGTGTGGTGGTCATGTTTTTTTGTCTTTTCTAAGTAATTGATGGTCAATGGTCTTTTGTTTCGTCAGAAGATGTCTGACATCTTGGTCGGAAAGGTCCGGCATCTTCCGCCGGCGGCGCGTGCTGCTTCGGCGATGGCTGTGATGGCGGCTGCTGTCCACTGCTGGGCGGGGGTGAAGCGCAGGACGCGCCATACGAGGAGGGCGGCGGCGTTTTCATACATACTCATCTTTTGGTGCGGAACGAGGCTTCGTTGCCAAAGTCCACTATTTGCATCATTTCGCGGAAACGGTCGGCAAAACGCTCGTCATAATACTCCCGTATCTCGTCGGCGGCAAGGTTGCTTGTGGCCATGGTGCAGAACTGTTCCTCATAGCGGTATGAAATCATGTCCATTGCCGCATTGACGTAATCGCCGTAGTTGAGGCTTTCGCGCGGCTCGGTGCCGAGGTCGTCGATGCACAGCACCTCCACGTCGCGCAGCCGTTTGTAACGGCCTACATCGGCCATATTGTCGCGCGTGCGGTTGTTGTACGCCTTGGCCAGCAACACCAGTTCCTTGGCCGTGATAATCTCGAAGCCGAAGAGCGGCCAGCGGTCGTCCTGCGAGATATATCCCTCATCGGAATGCAGCAAGTTGTAGAGCGACTTCATGGCCTTTACGAGTGTGGTCTTGCCGTTGCCACGGTTGCCGCAGAGGAACAAGCCAAAAGTGGTGTCCGTACCCGTAAGCCACCGCGCGACATCGGCAATGTGACGCAGGTAGCCGTCGGAGGCCACAAACTCACGGTGGCGCAAGGCCACTTCCGCCCGGCAAGCAGCCAGCAGGAGGTCGTACATCTGCCGTGCCGTGTATGGAAACCTAAAACGTTCCACCATACGTTTTCTCTTCATCAGCGCGGAGAATATTTCCTCTGCGTTTATTTCTTTCTGTCCGAATTGTAACATCTTCATTCTGTTTTTTACCGGCCACTATACGCAGCCAGTTGTTAAAATGCTGTTTTGCATCGGAAAGGCTGTCGTGCCTTTCTTTTCCATCAGAAGCGCAATGCAACCTGAACTCGTCAAGTCTTTTGCAAAGCTCCTCCACATCCATGTGGTGAAGCACCTGAAGCTGGTCGAGCCAAGCCGTTTCATTCTTCAATGCCGCAATTTCCTCGTCAAGCGTAAGCGTATAAGGCTGATAAGGCGGTAACGGAGGGACTTTCGGTTTTTTGGAGGCTGTACGCTTTTTCACCGTACCTTTCCGTGAGGCTTCTCCAGACGGTTTATCGCTGTCGGTGTCATCCGTGATAAGATTGTAGACCGTAACGGTTGCCACGCGCTTGCAAAGACGGTTGATATTCATGTACCTCACCTGTATTCCTTTCGATGTCAACACACCTTCGGCCTTGTACAGTTCCTTAGCAAACAACCCGATGTTCAGGCAGCACTGGATGACCTCGCGTATATACGCCTCATCATACCCAGTTTGTTCCGAGATTATGAAGGGCAGCTCTTCGTCCCACTTGATGTAGTACCCATCCTTGTAGATAAGACATAGCAGGAGAGCATATACGGTAATGGCCTTGCCACCTTGATACTTGATTAGTTTCCTAATGCGCAAGTCCTGAAAAAAGTCGATGTCGAAAGGGAAATATCCCAAACCTTGCTTTGCGGTACGTGCCATATTCATTTACTGTCATTTAGGTAGCAGCGCACCTCCCGAATGAAATCGTCGAGGGAGCGGCAGACTACATATTTGTATTCATCTTTATCGCAGATAACCGACTGCCACCAACGCTGATGTTCGCTTTGCCTACCTTTGGGCGTTTTCATCTCGACAAGCAACGCACCATACTGATGCGTACTTTTGAGCAGGATGAGGTCGGACACCCCGGCAACCACGCCCTCGGCCTTGAGCTTTGCACCTGTTACAGCGTCGCGCCGTCCGCCGTTCGGCACGGCGAAAAGCCGCCCCCGAAGATGAGGATATTGGAGGTTGAACCACCTCACACAGACCTCTTGCAACCTGTGTTCGGCATCGGAGGGAGCTTTCCGCCGTGGTTTGGCACCAGCCTTGGCAAGCATTTCATCAAGCGTCATCTTGAACTTTCTTATGATCGTGCGTCTTGTCTATCACAAGCTCATGACCTCCGGGGACACTGACTGTTACTTTTTGACCGTCAGGAATGCCGTCAATGAACCGTTTGGCGGCACGTTGGCAGCTTGGAGAGTCTGCGACAGCTTCGGCTGCTTCCTGAATAACCTTATCTTCATAAGTCTGTGCCTTCTTGTGAGGAGCGTCAGGGGCATACAGGAAAACATCCATGATTTTGGTTTCCTGAACGGCCTCGCATACCCAATCGGCCATAGTGCTTTTCATGTGTTCGTTAAGACGGCTGCGTGCATCGTCTATGTCGTGAGCCTGAACAAGCAGGTAAAGAGGCTGTTTTTTCTCGGACATTGTTTTTTCATCGAGCGTGATAAGGTTAATCTTGACCTTATACCACTTGTCGGTCTCCGCACTATTGTTGCTGATAAGTTCAGAATAGTTTGTTATCTTCTCGGACACCACATCGAACTCGCCGCTGATGAAGCATGACATTTCTCCGATTATACGGCTTTCGGCCTCGGTAAACGAGAGCGCATCTACGATATACAGCTCCGTCACTTTCTTCTGCATCCCGTTTTCCATAGTTTTCTCGTAGCGGATGCCACATTCAAAGAGTTTCATGCGTTGCAGGTTTTAGGTTTGTTCTCGGCATATTGTATTCTCGCATCAAGGACAGCAAGATATTTGTGCATCAGCTCGAGCTGTGTTTCAAAAGCCTGTTGTTCCTCCGGCCAAAGCAGTTCCTTAAACTTTGGAGAGTAATAGAAATCCTGTGCCTTGTTATAGCGTAAGGAGAGGTCGTCACGCTCAATACGCAGACGGTCAAGGAAAGTGTCGGCCACGCGGTAGGCTTTCTCGAAAGCGGCAGCAGGTGACCAGCTTTCGTAACCATCCTGATACTTCACATGATAGCCGGCGCATTGTGCCTGCTCCGTGTTAGGAACTCGGCCAGCTTGCAGTAATCCTTTTGTGTAGGCATCGCCCATTGTCATAGACTCGGCCTCAATCTGTTTTGTTCCGATGTACGTTTTCATTTGTTCAATGCGTTTTTAAGTTCTTCACTCACTTTGAATTTCACCGTGCGGTGAGCCGGAACGATGCACTCGGCACCAGTGGCCACGATGCGCGCCTTTCTCTCACCTACGTTGCGGACAGTGAACGTGCCGAAGCCACGGAGGTAAACATTCTTGCCGGAGGCAAGAGCCTGCGATATGACTTGCATAGCTCCTTCAACCGCTTTCTTTGACTCGGAACGGCGTAACCCTGTACGCTCCGAAATTTGCTCAATGAGTTGTTGTTTGGTCATTTTCTTCATCTTTTATGAGTTTACGGTTTAACTTTTCAATCAATCTTCTTATCACCCATGCCCGGCATACATAGCGTTGGCCACGATGGGTGTCGTATAACTTGGCCGCGTCATCCAAATAGCGGATGATGTTGCGAATATCCGTCTTGCATACTTCCATAGGCTTAACCGTCAGAAAAGTTAAGAAATGAAGCTACAAGCTCGTCGAAATACATCTCGTCGGTGGGGATGTCATCGTCGCTGTTCATGATTTCAGCAGCGATAGATTTCTTCTTGTGAATGAGCGAGTAGATAGTTTGGTCTATCGTACCACGGCCAAGGAGGTAGTAGCACGTCACGTTGTCCTTTTGCCCGATGCGATGTGCGCGGTCCTCACACTGGCAGCAGTCGGCATAAGTCCATGCGAGTTCAACAAAAGCCACATTGGACGAAGCGGTAAGCGTGAGGCCAACACCTGCTGCCTTGATGGAGCAGACGATGAGCTGCACATCGGGGTTGTTCTGAAAGCTGTCCACCGCCGCCTGTTTGGAAGCCGCACTATCGCGCCCCGTAACGGTAACAGCACGCGGAAATGCCTTGCACAACGCATCAACCACCTCGTGGAGCGAGCAAAAGACAATGAGCTTCTTTCCGCTGTCGAGGAACGTGCGTATGAAATCCACCGCCTGTGCCACCTTGCCAAGCGTGGCGAGCTGGCGCAACGTCATGAAGCGCACGAGAGCTTCCATGCGCATCTTGCGGCGTATCTCCCAATCGGTACACTCGGTATATTGCCGTAAGTATTCGGCAAGGTCGGCGGCGGCAAGGTCGTATTCGGGGACATTGCTTATGTCCACATAGAGGTCAACGCGCGTCTTGTCGGGCAGTTGTGGCAGTACCTTGGCTTTCTCGCGACGTATCATGCAGTTGGCATACAACTGGTTGCTTAACACTGACAGAGGCACGGCCGGTTCCGCCTTTTTGTCCTTGGGGTCGGTACAGTAGTCGGCCATGAACTTGGTGCGTCCGCCGAACTCATGCAACCCATGATGGAGAGTTGCGCCACCAAGTCCTCCGGGCGGTTGACCACAGGCGTACCCGATAGGAGGATAATCCATTCCTTGCCTGTCGTAATCCCCTTGGTGAAAATTGTCTGTTGTGCTGATGGGTCTTTCACACGGTGGCTCTCGTCAATGATGACGCTGCGGAACATCCTAATCTGCGGACAGAACACCACATCCTTCAGGCGGAACGATTTACCGCCTTTTATTTTTTCTCTGAAAGAATCAAGGCTGCGCTCGGCATAGCCGGAGCAAGCTCCGCTCTGCTCTCGCTGGCACTTGATGTCCCACACGAAATACTTGCGCAGACTTTCGTAGTTCACAATGGCAACATGGTGCATACCCATTTTGAGTAGGTAGGGCCATGTGGTGCGTACAGAATTGTCGAGTACCAATGCTGACTTGTCTGTGAACTTTTCGAACTCGCGCTGCCAGTTTATCTTCAATGAAGATGGGCAGATAACGAGGCAGGGATAGGCGTTTGCCGTATCGACGATACCGATGCTCTGCAAGGTTTTGCCAAGCCCCGGCTCGTCGCCAATGATGAGGCGTTTCTTTTCAAGTCCGTATGCAATGCCCTCGCGCTGGTAGGGATAAGGCTCGACGCGCAGGTGGTGTCTTAGTTCTTTTTGCATGGCTTGTACCTCCATCCGTTAAGTTCGTAAACACGCTTGCGGGCTTCTTCTCTGTTATAGTAAAAAGGCTCGCCGGGGAGCGGAGAAGCCGATGATGTCGTTTCTCCCACATAATCGTAGCGATAGATGCGGAAAGCACGTCCACGAGGCGCGTAATAGCATTGTCCTACTTTTGGTTTCATGATTAATGTCACTTAAAATGTTCAACTTCGGTCAGCAAGTCCTCGCGCTCAAGTCCTCGTATATACTTGTCAAGCACAAGGTTCACGCAGCCGTTATAGAACCGCTCGAACTCTTCTTCATCCATTGCTGCGAACGATATGCTGCGGTACTCAATCTCACGCTCGCCAAGCTCGTTAACAGACGACGTGAAATAACCGAGGTCGCGCTTGAAGCGGCGCAGCATATCGTCCACGCTGCGTATGTTCCACCGCTCAACGAGCGGAAGGGGTAGGTTGTCATAGGTCAGCCTGACGAGCGCAAAGAACTTCTTGTGAAATTCGTAGTTGCGCGGCTGGCTTATGCGACAACGGACGGTGGATCCGACACGCAGACGCTGCTTCAAGTCGTGGTCGCTGTCGTAGAGCGGCACAAGACCGTAAGGAGTTACGCGGCAATAGATGTCCATAGCTATGCGGTTTTAGGGGTTAAGAGCCACCACTGGAATGCCAGTTCCTCATACTTTTCCCGGCCACGGTTGTATATCTCATCGCCACGGTTGATGAACTTCTTGAACACCTTGCAGTTCTTCTTCGATATGGCATAGATGAAGTCGCGGTCGCTGTGCGCGATGTCCATGTACCATGCGCGGCTGCGGTCCCAGTCGAAGAAGTCCACCGCCTCGTCGAATTCCTGCTGCGAACTGGCAAAAGTGGTTTTGAGGTCGCCACCGAAGCCGAAATCGGACAAGTACCAATCCCACTTGCAGCGTGTGTCTAAGTGGAAAGGATATTCGCAGTAGGTGAACTCCTGACCGTGGTTTACCATGAAGCGTTGCGTGTCGGCCAGCTCCAGCACCTTGGCAAGAAAGGGGTCGCGGCGTGCCTCCATGCGGAGTGAGCGTTGCATCTCCTTGGCGTGAAAGAACTCTTCGTCGGTGTATTGTACATCATCCACCGTGTAGCGGCAGTAATCGACACGTGTAGGCTCGGTAATGAGTGCATCCACCAGCGTGCCGAAGTGGAACGCCGCCTCACGGTCGCCGAATTGTGGGCGGGGGTGGAGGATGTCGCGCAAGGCTGTAAGGTCTGAATTAGAGACCTCCGGGCGGTCATAGTATGTATCCATGTCTGTTGTCCTCATCTCGTTGGATGTCCCGAACGGCGGGCATAATTACTGGTCAGTGCATATATTCAATAGTCATAATCGAACCTGTGGTCTTCTTGTTGTTCTACTTCCCCCTCTCCGTCACAGGTCTCGCAGGTATCCACGCCGCCCCTAATGCAAAGGTCGTGTGTGAACACTGCCTCTGCCTCGCAACTCGGCAATGCGAGCCATGCCTCCTCGGTGCATTCTGTCTCTCGGTATGTTTCAATGCGGCAGGCATACCAGTGCCTGCCCTTGCCACCGCAGTCCGGACAGACGGACATTGCCACCACCACCTCGTTCCACGGCGCACGGGGGTCATACTGCGCCCCCAAAGGATATCCTCCGAAAAACATTGTCATATGGCCTTTACTTCGTCTACATATTCCACGCTCTCGTCCTTGATAAACACGTCGTCTTTGTTAGCGAGCTTCTCGCAGAACGTGATTTGCTTCTTGAACATCTTAGAAAGTTCCTCAACAGTAAGGGTGCAGCCCTCCTTGCTCCACCACAGGGCGATAACGGGCATAATGCCTTCAGGATTGAGCAGGTTAATTTTCTTGGTTACTTTTGTCTTTGTCTGGTAACCGGCCATAGTAGCCTGAGCGTTGAACAGCGAGGACATTTCCGCCGCGCCACGCTCCATTTCGGCCTTGCGCTTTTCCTCGGCCTCGCGTGCAGCACGTTCTTTCTCCATCCGTTCCGCCTCTGCTTTCTGCCGTGCTTCCATTTCGGCCTTGATGCGTGCTGCTTCCTCTGCGTTGGCCTTTGCCATGCGTTCAAGGTTGGCTTTCTTGGAGGGGAGTCGGTCTATGGTGTAGTCCACCGTATCGCCCACTTCGGATAGATACTGGTCGCAGAACTGCTTGCAGAGTTTCTGCTTGATTTCCTTTTCCACGTCGGCCACTTTAATGCCCATCGGGATAAGACGCGAGGTGTGCAGCGTTTCAATCCATGCAGGGACACAGTCCTCTGTGGTAGCCTTAATCTGTCGGAGCAAAGCCAATGAGTTGTCGTAGTTTTCGAGCGTCAGGTTGTTGTCAACCTCGGTTATCTTGTTGAGCGTGGTGTTCACCAAGTCTTGGAACTTCTGCTTGAAATCGTCCTCCACGTCCATGCGGAACTTGCGTGCGGCCTCTTCCGCCTGACGGCGTGCCATTTCTTCGCGCTGCCGTTTTTCCTCCTCGGCACGCTTCTTTGCGGCGTACTGGTTGCGCAGCTGCTGGAGCTGGTAGCCGATAGTGCCCGATTTGGCAGGGTCTATTTCGTTCTCTATGACGGTGAATGCCGTGCGTACTTGGTCGAACAGCTTGGTGACAGGCGAGCGGCGTTCGTTCATGGCTTTCACCGTGCGCCGTGCCTTTTCGATGAATGTTGCCGCCTGACGGTCGAGGTCGTCATTCATGCCCTGCTGCTGTATGGTGTGGAGTATGTTTTGCCCAAAGTTCACGCAGTTGTCGTGCGACTGCCGGTTGAGTTCGTATGACCCGGGAGCGGCCATCATTATCTCTTTCATGTTTTCAGGCCTCATGATTGCCAATTCGTTGTTATTCATATTGCTTTCTTGTTGTTGCGGAGCGCATGGTGCGGTGTCCGCATAGTGAATATATCGGTGAAACTTTTCGCAGTACAGCCCGTTGATACCGTAGTGGCTCTTGGGGCAGCTTTTGCATGGCTTAGAAGGCATGGTTTAGAACGTATCATCACTGTTTCCTCCGGCTGCCGGGTCTATCGTGACACCTGCCGAAAGGTCGGGCGCAGGTGCGAATGTCTGTTCTGCTTTCGACACCAGTGTTTCGGCGTTGTCCGTCATTCCCCCGTATGGGTCGAAGCCGGTTTCGGGCTGGTTGTCATTGCCAATCACATCACTTTCGAGCTGCGTACCCTTGCCTATGGCTATCTTTGGGTAAGTCTTAAAGGCGTGCTTAATGCACTTGGCTTTCAGGAAGCCCGTGTCTATCTGCCCGCCTGCCGAGGAGTAAAGTTGGTTTGGCCTGTCCACATACCTGTGTGCCTCATTGTCCCAATAGCGGTTGGCCTTGCCGGAGAAATCGGACAGGCGTTTCCAGTCGCCCTCAGTCATCACGGAGTAGTCCACCGAGCCGTCGCAGCGCGTAATCTTCAGGAAACAAGCGATGATGCGGTCGGACTGACGGGGTATGCGGCAACAGTAGTTGACGTACTTGCGCCCGTCTTTCTCGCCGAACGAGAACTCATCGCCCTCGTAGACAATCACAGGGTTGTCAGCATATTGTATCTGCCCGGCCTTGGCACGAAGTACCAGTTCTCCGTAGCCGGAGATTGTAAGGTTGCATCGCGACTCGTAGAGGTTCTGCCCCTGTGCGTTCTTGCCAGTGCAATAGCTTCTCGGCAAGAGGTAGCACAGAGCCTGTGCGCCCGGCTCCAGCGTGAGGCCACGCACGGCAAGGTCGATGAAGGCAAAGAAAACGGACATTCCCGTACACTTGCGCAGGTTTTCACTGTCGCGCAGCTGGTTGTTGAAATACATGGACTCGCGTTCATACGCTCCCTCGCCGCCTTCTTTCCAAATGGCGTTGTAAACGTTGATGAACTGTTGGCGCACATAGTCATTGCGTATCACGTCAGAGGCTTTGAGCGACTGGATGATGTGCGCTTGATTTAATGTTTCTTGATTGTTCATAATTAGTTAGTTTATGAAGTTTATAAATCAAAATAGTCTTGTTGGATGCGTTGTGCTTTTCTCAATTCGGCAACAAAGTATTCAACCTTGCCCGGACGCTTGCAAGGATGTATTTTCCCTTGCCTGCGCCAGCGGTCAACATTGCCACGCCCGAACATGGCATACGCCTTTCGCTGGCTGACCGTTTCGGGGTCGCCCTGCTGTTCTTTGAGCTGGCGGACAACCTCTGCGGCCACATCGCTGACGAATGTTGCGTAGGATACTGACTTGTCTATGAAATCGAGGGTGAGCATAGATCGTGGCTATTTTCCTTGACTGTCATCCCTTAATTCCTTGTATGCCACACGCCACATCGCCCACGTGAGGCCGATGAACAAGCCACAGACAATGAAAGAGAGGATTGAGGTGATATGCCCCAACACGATGTGAGCCAAAACGCCAGCGACGACGCACAAAAACGCCAAGGACGCAAGCACAAACTGAGCGATAGAGAAAACCTTATCCATGATTGAAGTGACATAATGAATTATTGAACCCGTGTGACTATCACAGCATCATCCTGCCCGACGGTGCGGACGGTGAAGCGCACGCCGCTGTCAGACTTGTTGAGCTTGGATGCCGTGGTGCGCACGACGGCAGGTCGCAGCATGTGTCGGTCAATGGTGATTTCGCCCCCGACTGGGAGGTTGAGCAGTGTCTCTGTCCAGCTGGGTGTCATCACTATGCCCTCGGGGGTGATGACTTTTTTTGTAGGTGTCGTGTTGTTGTTAAACATAATCAAGGTTATGATAAAAACAACGTTGCGCTGCATTATAACCACTGAGATTCAACAGGTTAGTGTAGTCAATAGCACCAGCGACATTCGCGGCGGCCAGCGTTTTCGGCTTCTTTCACTGTGACTTTTACTACGCCTCGGCTGCAACTGCTCAATCCACGGCAATCATTGGTCTTGTGGTAGGCTTTGGATTGCGGGCCGGTGCAGATGTAGGCTGTCTCATGTGTTTCGCTATTTGCAAGATTGACTGCGCCCAATATGGCAAAGACAATCACCAGCAAAGGCGAAAGGATTGCTCCAAATAAGTTTGTCTGGAAAAGGATGGAGGTGATGCCTCCGACAATAATAGAGGCCACGGCGGTCACGATAGGCATCCACCAATCAAATTGCCAAAATGCCCAAATCAGAAAAGCGTAGTGCAACAAGTAACCTATGCCACCAATGGTTTGCAAGGCCGTCCTAAATAAGGATGAAGACCCTTTGAAATTTTCTGTTATAGCCATGCAATGATAGGCGAACACACCTATAAGTCCGATAAATATCAGTGATGTCATTACTTTCTCTCCATTAAAATCTTCTAACTGTTTCTATTAACTATAAAGCCTGATTGTTGTCGTCTTCACTTCACCGCCATGCACATCAACACGCGGTAAATGCCATAAATGTCATCCATCGAGACATCGAAGTCTGCATACTTAGGGTCAGGATTGACCGAGTGGCAGGTGATGCAGTGCTGCTTGTCTATACATTTATGCACCTCCTTGATGATTATACCGTTGCACGTGTCGAGGACGTATGTCTTGCCCCATTCGATGAAAGCGGCGGGATTGACACGCTTGACCAGCACCCGAGACCCCGAGGGGAATTCAGGCGACATGCTGTCACCCGTCACGGTTACTGCAAAATCCACATCATTGATGGGGGAGACAATCCGCTCACAGTGGTAAGGCATGACGCTGTCACCCGGGAAACCCGTTAATGACCCACCCATGGCCGACGTGGGGAGCAATGGCACGGTGAAAGCTTCAGCCAGCATCTCCGGCGACGAAGCAGCAAGCATTTCGCCCTCGCCGGTCATCAGCCACACACGGTTAAACTCGGGGAAAGCGGATACAATCTTGTCCGCCATCGTGTTGGATATGTTTTTGGTCTTGCCTTTCTGCAAGTCATAGATGGCCTGCGGTCTTTCAAGCCCTATCTTCTTTGAAAAATCGGCAGCTGTAATCCCCAAATGAGCAAGGCATCTGTCTATTATGTCGCTTCCTTTTATTGTCATATTGTTAATCTTTATTAATTCAAGAAATTGTCTGTATTTAATTCTTGCAATACAGAAAAAAACTGTATATTTGCTCCATGAATCAAGCGCTACAATTAGCCACGAGACATCACATAAGTTAATTCGCAAATATAACCTTGATTATGTTTAAGGGTGGGGGAGGTTTTATTTGCTTGCACTTCAAAAGATTAGATAGCTAATAAATCAGAATTTAACAGAGAAGAAAGATTAGAAGATATTTAGAATAAAAATCTAACTACTTGCTAATAAAGCGTTTTTCTCTGCGGCGCAGGCGGCTGTTGAGGATACTCTCTAAGACTTGAATATTTAATTTAATATCAGGCTGTAATTCATTGCTTAGCGGTAATTACAGCCTGATTTGTACTTGGACGGTTCCGCACACTTGACCGCAGAAATTGAGTCTAATGACCATGTTTGCTTACATTAAAAACAATGTGGACTTGTCAGATTATGCCCAGATGACGGTATGCCAATGTATATGAAACACATGTTGTTCAACCGTTGGTATCACTTGGGGCGATTGTTTCAATTTATATAGTTTTGAAGAATGATGTTTATGGACTATACGAATGTGAAAGTGGGGTTGAGGAAAGAAGACCTCTATGAAATATCCAATCCGGATTTCCTGTTCTTTTGGGGACATCACGGCAAGCCGGGTGAAACGACCAAGGCCTGTCTCAGCCAATGGTATCCTTGCATGTTTACTGTAAATGGCATCCATTACAATTGTGCGGAGCAATTCATGATGGCAGAAAAGGCAAGAATTATGGGTGATGAGGAAACGAGGAAAAGAATCTTGGCTTCTACAGACCCTAAGGCAATAAAAGCCTTAGGTAGAGAAGTTCGGAATTTTGATGAATCCAAATGGCAAAAGTACCGAATGGGTATTGTCGTTACCGGCAATCTTCATAAATTTATGGATAATGAGGATTTGAAATTATTTTTGCTCAGCACAAGAGACAAAATATTGGTGGAAGCCAGCCCCTATGATACAATCTGGGGGATCGGTATGAAAGAAGATGAACCGGACTGCCATAATATCCGTCTATGGAAAGGAGAAAATCTGCTTGGGTTTGCATTGATGGAAGTGAGGGGAAAACTCAGTAAGATAAATAAGATATATGGAATCATCGGGCAAACATAAAGCGTTTCATTTGGCTTCCGTCTTCGCCATAGACCGCTTACGTATGGGAACGGACGGGCATGGAATCACCACACTGGTCTGTTTCATGGGTTGTCCGCTTCGGTGTGCCTACTGTCTGAACGACCGCTGTCATGAGGAAATCTATTCGTATGGCAACAATGGCCTTTCGTTGAAAAAAGGAATCATACAATTGGATGCCAATGAACTCTATGAGCGTGTGAAGATAGACGACCTTTACTTTCAGGCGACTGGAGGTGGTATCTGTTTCGGGGGCGGCGAGCCGACCCGATATGCCGGTTTCATAGAGAAGTTTCGTCGGATATGTGGTAATGCATGGAAAATAACGTTGGATACATCGCTTTACTGTCACGATGACATAATCCGACAACTTGCACCGATAGTAGACCATTGGATATTAGATGTAAAAGATATCAACCATGTCATATATGAGAGATATACGGGGCAGCCGAGCCGTATCCGTGAATCACTGAACGTATTGCTCCAGACCTGCCGGGTGGAGAATGTTACCTTGAAAGTCCCTCTTATCCCCGGTTATAATACGGATTATGATGTGGACTACAGTCTCGATGAATTGGAAAGGATGGGATTCACGAACTTTAAATGCGTACGCTACCTTGAAAGAGACTCTAAATATCACCCTCAAATAAAAGAATTATAATATGAACGGAAAAGATAAATGCAATTTGCTCAGAGAAATCCGCAGGCGGATAGCCGCGCAGTATGGATTAACTTATCAGCCGGAAGAATGCCACCACGAAGGGAACTGCGCAGGCACATGCCCAAAATGTGACTCTGAACTGCAAGACTAG